AAAAGATTGCGCGGTCTGCTCTATCTTCGCCCCTTCCTCGGCCCACTCGAAGGCTTGTTTAGCGGCTACTGATAGCGCGGCAAGTGCAGCAGATGCCCCCGCGGTAAATTTAAGTATCGTCTTTTGGGTATCGGTCAACGAATTACTGAAACCGTTAACCGCATCAACCGCTGCGTCAGCATTAGCGGTTATCAGTATCTTGATTTGTTCAGCCCCTATTGCCATGTGTTTTCCTCAGGTCTGAAACCCATTTGTATATCTCCCAACTTTGCGGGTTGGCTCGCATCCATTGACCCCGGTCCTCTGCACGATTAAATCCACTCACGGCATGATACACATTTAATAGCGTGGTCAATTTCTCTATCTCTCCGGCTCTCTGGTCACGTAGCCCCCCGGCTTCGGGTAGTGTTCCCCACTGTTTCACCTGGAACGCCAAATCTAGCTCAGGAGGTGAGCTATACTTCGCTGGATAGTCGGCGTGGTTAGCCACCTCCAATATCAGTTTGGGTCAATCGTCAAGGCATCAGCTACGGCGCGAGAGATAGCGCGCTGGATTACTAATACTCCTCTTGGGTCTAAATCGCCTATGTCTAACCCGTCAAGACCTTTGATTATCTCGGCCCGTCTGGCGGCTTCCACCGCTTTACCGGAATACTCCGGTACAGATTCGTTACCCGGATCTGCCGCCAGTTCACGCAGGTGCTTGAAGTAGTTTTCTAAGTCTCGCTGAGTAAAGTTGTCCTTTAGCTCTATCCCCTCAAGTCCGTATTTCTTGCCCTCGATCTTCATTGATAGTCCTTTCTACGGTAAGGCTGATAACTCGTTCACCACCGTAATCTTTGCTTTCAGGCTGTCAGCGGTTGAGTAGCGGCAGCGCAAGGTCGCATTAACCACATCGTTACCGTCGTTGTCCTGGAGTGCGCTCCAGTCCTCATATACGCCAGCCAGGTCGATAAGCAGGGTCTTGTTACTGTAAGATGTCCCCGCCGTATTGACTGCGCTCCCCTCGCACTTCAACCGGATCAACCGAACCGCACCGCTACGGTAGTTGGCCTTCTCGGTTACTGCCGACGCGTTGTGCTCATAGGTCATGGTAAGTACGATCTCATCAGTCGTGAACTTGGTTAGCGAAAAATCCTTGCTACCATCCACCGCCCAATATTCTTGAAGTCCGGTATTCCAGTTGAGCGTGAAGGCGAACAGGGTATTTGATACCGCCGTGCTTCCAATCGTGCCCCCGCTATTGTCTATATACAGCGTGGCGTTATTGACCAAGATTTCTTCTACGGTGTCCGGTGTCAGCGCAGCTGTGAAGGTGGTATTGCTGGTCTGCCTGCCCATCCACTCCGCGCTCATCATCAGCGCGCCCATTCCAGAGCCCGAAAGGGTAAACGATTTCACGAAGGCATAATCGAACTCCTCTGCCTGTTGGTCGTCCCCGCCCTCGATGGTATAAGTCGTGGTCGTGTTCTGGCTCGTAGTGGAAGCGTCATACTCCCAAATGTAATCACTACCAGAACCGTCAACCGTTCCAGATTCAGCCTCAACACCCGCTTCCAGGATATAAGGCAACTGTTCAAACGTAGCTTCTGTATCGGGCATAGATAATTCTGTCCAGTACCTTGCGATATAAGACCGGGTTGTGCCTCCAAGGTAGCCAACGTCCTCAGCCGGGAATACCACCTCTTGAATGTCGTGGATTGTTCCGGCAGTCCCGCGCCAAATAAAAGTAGATGCAACCGGCGTTCCAGCCGTTGTCTCTGCTCCCATCTGGATTTTACGAAGTGCTCTACTTCCTGCCATAGTATGTCCCTCCTATGTTTCAACTTCCAATATTTCTTCCTGCTCTAACAGGTCCGGGTTGTTCTCCCAGTACCATTTATGCGTACCTTTATCTACAAACATCTCGCCCATGTGCGGGCTGGTGACTGTGGTATCACACCAAAGTTTGATCCCTGCCTCTCTGCATTTACTACTGAACCCGATGTCAACGCCTGGATAATGACCATCATCTGCCCCGCCATAGTTATAGAACCAATACGGCTTTTCTAATTGGTCGAATACTTCACGTGCAACTAGGATACTGCCCGATCCAAGCGCATCCACTTCCATGATCCCCTCTGGTATATCCATCAAGGAATAAAAGTTATCGCCCCCGTTTGGGTCTTTGACAAAGGCGCAAGGCGTGAAAGGTGGAGTACGTTTATAGTTCAACCCACCGACCACCAACCTGGTCGGATCTTCTATCACCCGCCTTGCCAAGCGTTGCACGATGTTTACCGGGTGAGTATGGTCTGCGTCCAGCATGAGCAGGTGGGTATAAACCGGCTCGCCGTTCCGCATCGGTTTTCTGAACTCATCCGAGGCTATATTCCTTACAAGATCATTCCGACCATAAGGCACTTCGAGGATGTCTATCCCCTGCGTAGCAATCCTCATGAACTGGTAAAACACCCGGTCAGCATAAGGCAAAGCAGGGAACATCGGCACAAACAAGATGATGCGAGGCCAGGGCCACGCGCTTATCGGCTGGTATTTCAGTATTTCTAGCCCCTCTGGTTTATTACCGTTGTCGCTCACGTTATCGCCGTCTCCAGTTTTGTGGTATTGATGATGTAGGTAACGCCCAGTGTTTCTATCCCTGCCCACTCCAAAACGCCGAAGGTGTACTCAATCTCCCCGAAGGTGATGACAGTCGAATAGCCACTATCAACCTGCAATTTCTGGAGCTGGTAAGGGATTTCATCTATCAGGTCCATGACCTTCGAGTAATCCCGCGGCAAGTCTTTCCTTGCTACGTGCAGTTCGATTGCTATGTTATGCAATCCCCTCATGTAGTTCGGTCTGCCGGTGTAGACACCGCTTGACGGATAGCCGACCACAAAGGGAAATACATCATTGTTTTCTGGTGGCTGCTCTGGAACTCGCCTTATCTCTTTGATAGTGCGGATCTCATCCAGTATTTCGTCTATTGCATCTTTCAGGTCGGTGACTGCCATCAGTATTGCCTCTTCTCGGTTTTCACCAACTCTAGAAAGTCCGGGTCAGTTCTCAGGGATTGGACCTTGACCTGCAACTGCCCAAGAGCAGCCGCCGCGCTAACCCCCAGCGGGGTGTCAAGCCGTTTCATTAGCCGGTGCGCGCCAAGGTAGCAAGCCTCCACGATAGGAGTGGGAGCAGACGACCAGCCGAACTTCCCTGCTATCTCCACACCCTTTGCCGTCTTTGGAAATGAATAATCCCCATTAGGCGTGACCTGTATCCATTCATAAGGTTTGCCGTCCAGCGTGGCGTTGAATGGCATCAGGTCATAGTCCGAAGTTGCCCAGGTGGTTTCATACGTCCTATCGCCGTCCCGGTCCGTTTTCAGCGTGGTGATTGACACGATAGGTAGTTCAGCCATTAGATAATCACCATGTGAAGCGGTGAAATACCGCGTCTCATCGCTGCTAGTGGTATAAAACCGCGTCCAGCACAGCTCGTCTATCAGCCTGGAAACCGCCGTGATTACCGCTTCAATCACCGCATCGTCTTTGGTGTCTTCTATCCCAAACCTGTCTTTATAGGTTTGTAGCGTTCCGTATCCGTTGGTTATCGCCATTAGCTTTTACCCGCCTTACTTCTCGTTCTAGCTTTCTAAACGGCGCGCTGTCTACCACGTCCAGGGTAGCCGAACCTAAGGTCAAACATCGATTACAGACTACAAACATCTCCCCCGGTTCGCCGTAGGTCTTTTGTCTTACCAACCACCCTGTTGGTCTATCTTCACTCGATTGCTGCCCGCATACCGCGCATGTGTTCATCGTTTTTCAAGTACAAATTTGTCCCTCACGTTGCGTACCCAGGCCTCGCGCTTCTCGAAGTAGTGTTCTAAATCCAGTCTGCGCTCGAACCCAAGACCATCAAACAGTTCTAACCACCAGCTTATCGGTTGCTGGGTCAGGTGATGCTCTACGCCGTCAAACACTGATCCAAACTTGTTGGTGCTGCCGACCATCAACCCGCCGACTTTCAGGTGCTTCTTAGCGTTAGCTATCATGGTTGGCAGCCTGTCCTCTGGTAGATGCTCAACGAACTCCCAGGCCGTCACGATGTCGAACTGATAGGGCTTGCCATCTCCAGTGTGCAGCACAAACGGAAAACCGATGTCACAAGTAAACAGGTTGTCCGGTATGTAAGGCCACTCCTTGCTCTGGTTTTCCAGGTTATAGTCGCTCCCTTCAAGTCCGATGGCTGTAAAACCATCCTCGATGAGAGTGCGAACCATCCCGCCTCCAGCGCATCCAAAGTCGAGCACCGCCAGCGGTCGGTCAGGGTACAAATCTTTCAGGCTCTTGTTAAAGTTCCTGTTCTTCGAGTTATCCCGTGCGGTCGCCCTTGGTTGGATATGGTCCGGGCTGTCCTCCGCTATCGGGTGTTCGGTCTCTAGGTAGAACTTCATACCTTGACCGTCCCAGCCTGTCTCAACGCTCGCATACCGCCAGCCGCCGTTACTCCGGTATCGTATTCACTCATGTATTGCACATTCTCCCGGAAGATACCGAGCTGTCTACCCATCTCAAAGGCGAAATCTGTCTTTTGCTTCAAGAAGGTACGCAGTTGGTTAAGTGCCATATACTTTCCGGTTTGTCGCCATACGTTCCAGGCATACTCCGCTTTACCGGCTTCATGGTGCATATCTGCCTTGGCCTTCTCGCCGTTGGTCTGTGCGTTAGCTGACACCCTCTCATATTCCTGTCGGCTGATAGGGTTCTCCCTTTCAAGATACCGCTTGGCCTCTCCAAGCGCGCCGTTAGCTTCACCGGCTGCCTTCGCCAGTTCTTCCAGGTTGATGGATAAATCAGCGACCTTTTGAAAGTCATGGTCTATCATGGCCTCTTTCATCCGGTCCTCGACTTTCGCCATCGCTTCACGGTTCAGGCGTTCTACCACTTCCAGGTCTTTCACCCTGTCCTCATATACGGACTTGGGTATCTGGAACTCGCCCTCATAACCGTAAACTGGTTGATTGAACTCGGTCTGCCAGCACTCCAGGCGTAGATCCACGCCATAGCCGTGAGCGAACCCGATCCAGAAGGCATAGTTGATAGCCTGGTATCCGTATTCGGTATTGCTTGACAGTTCAGAACCGTAAAGGTCGATGCGCCTGTATCCCATGTAGATGGCAAGTGCTAACGCCATCGCCGGGGACGATCTCAGGTACTTGTAAGGTACGAGTGATAAGACTTCTTCAAGCGGATACTTGACCGAGTTTGGTACTCTTGGGTCAACATCCTGCATAAATATCCGCTTATCCGGTCCGTGGTCTTGTTGCAACCATTCCCAATGCCCTTTATTCACCCAGTTATCGGTTGATGTATAGACTTCGGGAAGGTGGATTTGCAGCAGACCGTCCCAACGCTTGTAGGTGCTTGGTTTCATCGCCGCCTCGTTGAATAGCCAGATTTCAAAGTCTGGATCATCATACGGGGCCAGCGTCCGTGTAGCTGGATGGCTGCCTACGATGGCAAGGGAGCGAGTGGGAGGGGTTACCTCCCACCCTTTCCCCTCTCCCCCTATACCAGTAAGTTGCATAGCTTCCACGGGGAAACCATCAGGGGAAGTTTCGCCAGCGTGGTTCATTATGCCGAAGCACTCGCCGTAGCTGTTACTGCCGTCACCTGCTTGTAGCGTGGTGAACCGATCCAGGATGCATCAACTAAACATGCCGCCATATCGGGTGTATCAGTTATGATGCACCTAACGAACCTATAGTCGTTGGCTGCCATTTCGTCCGGGTCGATCTCGATCCATACATTCAGATTGTCATCAGAAACCGCCAGGGATAACCCGGTGGAAGCCGCGGTAGCTACCGCGCCCCATTGGTTGCTACCGACCAAAACTGTGCGATAGCTGAACCCGATTGCCGCCTCTGTCCCATCAACCGCAGTAGCCGCCTCAACGGTAATTACTTCGGTGTCTGTGGCTGTGCCAGAGTTGACATTCCCAAACTTGATGAGAAACCCACCAGAGTGGTAGTGCTTCAAGTCAACATAGGGCAAAGTTTGAACGTTGCTGGCCGCATCGACTGGTGCAAGTAATGGGAAGATATTGTCGTACTGTATAAATTGGTTACTCATTGTTATCTCTCCTCTTATGCGCTAGCTGCGGTCAATACAACAAACGGGGATTTGGTGGTAGCGGATGAAGCAAAGCTCTCAACCGCTGAGTTCCACAATGGTTCTCCATCCGTCCGGTAAATGAACCGGAAGGCTGTCTCGTCTGCTGTAAAGTTGACATGAATTGAACTGGCCGCCTGTACGCCGCCCTTGACGATGGTCTGGTACTGGCTCAGTGAAGCCAGCATGATGTCCCCGGTCGTACCGAGTGCGGCTGCGTACTCAACCTCGATATAAGGCGCACCGTACAACGAAAATGCCGGGTTGCCCTGTCCACCAGCGTTCATCGGCAGCAAGAATGGGAAATTGCCCACGGTCAGGTTAATCAGTTGTGGGAATACCTCACTATTTGCCAACCAGACATAGTCATTAACGCCGGTGTATCTGCGTGACCACATATTAGCGATGTCGGTCTGGTCTACTTCGTTGGCATCAATGCGGGTCACACTCACAAGAGCGGGTGATTGCATAATGCCAAGCGGTTTTCCTACGCCGTCGCCGTTGTAGATTGCATCCTCAACACGGAAGCGCAGTTCAGCAGGTACGGTCCGTGCTAACCAGCTTTCAAGCGCGGTTGCGTCTGCCAGCAGTTCGTCTGTCGCATAGCACAACGCCGCTACTTTCTTGAGTTTCAATTCCATTTGTCGCCAAACGGGTTGACTGGCGGTGATTGTCCCGGCCTCTGCCATCCAGTATCCAAGTAGCCCGCCGAAGCGTGAACCGTTGGCCCTGCTCGTCTCGCTGACTGCGTTATACAGCATCGAGTTTGAGTTAGGTCCAATGGTATCGGCTGCCACTCGCTGTAAAATCTCGCCGCCGCCCCACATGTTCTCTAATATCCCGCCCGCGATTTGGGGAGTGAGTAAATAGCCACCGTCAGACGGTACGCCCTCACTTAACCCAGTTGCTTTCAGCGGGAGCAGTCGGGCATCAACCTGCCCGTAGAGTGCAGCGGTTTTCACAGCCTGGAAATACTGACCGGGTGATTCGAATGGCTGGTCGCCCTCATCGGTTTCGACCTTCACATCCTTGAATACACCGGGCAGCTTCTTCATAGCTTGCTCGACACCAGCAGCGACCGCGGCTTCGATGTCCACCTCAGGCTTTGGTTCTTCTTTCACCTCTTCCTTTGGCGGTGCTACCGCAGTCTTTACCGCTTGGTCGATCATCTCAGCTAGTCTTTCCTCGGTGATCTCCATTTCGTGTCCCTCCATAGTTTTCAAAACGGTAAATTTGTCTTTCCCCACTTCCTGCTCTGCCTCGCCTTCACTCACCGCCTCCTCGGTCGGTGTGTCCTTCGGTTCGTCAATCGCCTTAAGCGGTTCGACATTTATAGACTTCAACGGAATAACGCCATTACGCGGTTCCGCTGGAGTTGGTGTGATTGATGCGTCCAGTCCCAAAGGCCAGGAACGCAGCCAGATGGCGTTGCCTTTCTTCTCCCTCTCGATAAGGTGCGAGGCTGTACCACTTGACCAGCCTTGCTGCCCCTTCTCTGCCATCTGGTATATAAACTTCTCGTACTCGTCGCGCATGTTGAGCTGGGTTTCAGCCCATACGCCAAAATCATCCATAGACAACTCGGCCTTGCTCAGTTTGCGCTTTTTTATAACGGGGTCCATGCCGTGCTGGTAGTAAACGGGCGAGGTGGTCGCGTCACCGAAATCGGTTTCTTTTGTGAAGTATTCACCAGTAAGGTCTGGCTCACTGTCACCTGAAAATCGCACCAGATACCCGCCCAGCTTACCGTCCCCCAGGGCTTTGATAGGTTCCCCGTAAAACACAAGTTCGTCATCTTCTTCGACCTCGATAGATTTAGGCGTGTCCATCCCCTCTCTGGCATACAAGCGGGTTAGCTTGCTAATCGCTTCCTGTTTGCCTGGTCCTTCGTATTTGTTGCCGCGATAACCCCCATGTAACGCAGCCCAGGCCGCGCCCATCAGTCGGTGGTTCGGTACGCCGTTCTCTTTGACTTGTAGATGCCAGGTGGTTTTCTTTTCCCTGTCCTCAACCACCAGATAATCACCCGGATTAGGTGATGGTATTGCCTTTGTATCTTCCCCGCCTTCCATGTTTCCTCCCTGAACGCAAAAACGGCAAGTCGAAAGGCAAACGCGGTGACTCGTGGTCACTCTGTTTTGCTATTCAACTTGCCGTCTACTAAATAGACTGGCAAATTCCTTCTAGCCGTCTCTAATATTCAGTTGTTGAATTTATACCATACTTTTCACCACGTGTCAAATAATACTCATGACACATTCTTGCAATGCTTCAATATATCTTCCTCTGGCGGCTGCTTTCTGCGTCTCATCTCTGCTAAATAGACATCTAAATGAGCTTGGTTTAAATTATTTTCTAGTCCATATTCATTGAATATCATGTGTAATGCTATTGGTGTGTATGTCATTATTTTGTCTAGTAATGCCAAAAATCGGTCATAATCTTGTAAATCATCACCATTCGCTATTTGATATACAAGCATTAATAAATCGGCAATATAAGGCTCATCAATCTTAAATGTTATACTTGCCTCTCTCATTCTCTATCCTTTCACAATCCCATATCCTTCAACCCCTTCTTTACCGCAGCGTTGGCGATAACCGATATTTTACCGGATCGCTCCTTGACGACCTGGCTCATCTTCTTCCATCCGATTATGGTCATCATTCTGCTCTGCCTGTTCTCACCAACCAGGAAGTGACCATAACTGGTAGAGTTTACAATGATGGTCTGTAACCCGCTTCCTATCTTTTGCCATCCCCGCCTGAATCCCTGAGTGCGCTTATACGGAATGGTTATCGCTCCACTATTCAGGGCAGCAAAGAACCACCGCCGTTGCTTCTCGCTAAAGAAGGTCTTACCGTATGCCTGCTTGCGTGTCACGCGTTTCTGTGGTGGGTACGCCTGGACCACGTTCAGCATATACTTTGCCACATCGTCACCGGCCTTCTTGCCGACCTCCGCTGGCATCTTCTCCAGCTTCTTCATTAGTGGCTCGATGCCCTCTATATCAATACCGACTAAACTATCAGCCATGTTATAATATCCTCAAGCACCTTCGTAAAATGAACCACGCAGGAAAAGGCCCGGCTCTCAACCCGTCCGGGTTCAAAGTAATGCCTGGTCGAAGGTGCTGTTTATATTGATGGTATTCCACCTGTCACCTTCCGTTTAGTCTCTATCAAACTGCATTGACACCGATAACCGCCGCACTCTAGTCGTCTGCTTTGTGGGTAAATCCCTTCTGCCCTTGCGAAGCTCCATTGCGTGCCGGTTGCTACTGTGCCTGATAAACGCTTGCAACTGGCACAATGTTCGGTTGGACCTAATACCCATATAAAGCGGGTCATGCCACCGAAGTACACCCGCGCCCACGCTCTGATCTCGTTGTACCTGTTCGCCCACATATCGACCCGGCTTTGGAATGGTGCAACAGATCCACCAGTCAGCCTTGCGTTCTCTATCCCGCCCGCAAAGTCCAAGACGTACTCCAACTCCCGGTCAATGCGCTCCATGATAGTGAGTATGTCATCATCGGTCATATCCTTGGGGTCGAACCCAACGTCACGCGCTCCCTGGTTCCACGCCCTTCTAAACTGACCATCGATTAGGCTACTAACCTTGTCTATAAACTCAAATGCGGTAATATCATCCCGATAGAAGTCCAGCACGGCCTGGTTGAGTGCGCGCCTGAAATATGCCACCGTCTTGGTGGCTTCCTCCACCAGCCTGACCGCATTTATCAGGTTATGTCGCGCTTGCTGTAACGAGTAAATCATTAGCCCTCTTTAACTCCTGCCAAATACCAAACACCGGATCATGCCCGTTATTACTCGGTTCACTCCTGAACGCCGAGGCGAATATACGCTTTACCTCTTTGTCATCGTCTACTTACCTCTTTGTCATCGTCTACGCCTTCCAGCCTGGTCACAATCCTGTCGTATATCTCCCCAGGTGTCACGATAGGCACAAACGTCACCGAGTTGGGCGCGTCACCACGCTTGACGGCAGACAGGCATAATATTTGCCAGTCCTTCAACTCCTTACGTAACTGGTCTATGTTCACGCCTTGCAGGTATGACTTCTCCTCGGTCCACGGGTCAGGGTCTTTGCCGGGGTCAGATGGGTGGAAGTTCCCGCCCGGTTGTTGCTCTTCCTCTGGCTGCCCGCCTTGTGCTAACTGCTCGGCCATCTGTTCGGCGCGCTTCTCCTTCTCCGCTATCATATCCTCGATGCGCTTCCACTCCTCATCGGTCAGTTCAAACCCTAATATACGC